ACCTAGTGATTCTAATTCTTCGTTTGACATTAAGGCAAACATAAAGTCAGCAGTTGCTGGTAGACCAAATGACTCAGACGTATCTTCTAAACCAATATCTGTACTCACAAAACCAGTACGAGTTGTTTGTGTGGCACTAAAGATTGGTACATCAAACTCTACAGCCAAACCTCTTAGTTCTTCAGCGATTGCTTTGATATAGAAATAAGATGATATATTACCACCTTTAAATCTACTTGAAGCACATATATTAAGATAATCTATAAAGATAACTTGTGGTCTAAAACTTTTCTTTAATGCTAACTCATTTAGTAAGGCCTTAAAATGACCAGCATGAGCAGAGGCAGTTGGATATTCTTTGATAATTAATTGACCAGATGTTTTACTTCTTAACTTGGTCATCTTGTTATCGTACAATTCTTTTGGTAAATCATGTAGATCATCTATTGTAACGTCCATTAAGTTGGCGTCTATTCTTTCAGCAATTCTTTCTTCAGCCATTTCTAAAGTAATATACAATACATTCTGACCTTGATTTAAAAAGTTAGAAGCACTATGACACATGAACAAGGACTTACCAACACCTGTACCTGCTAAGGCAATATTTAATGTTTTACTTGGTACACCACCTTTTGTAATCTTATTAAAGAAATTTAAATCAAAAGGATATCTTTTTTCTTTTGTGTGGTACCAATCAAATCTGGCCTCAGCGTCATTAATATAATCATGCCCTATATGATTGTCAAATGAAACGGCAAGAGCGTCTGATAATATACTTGGTATTGCCTCTGGTTGTTGTTTCTTATCTTTGCCATCTAGTATTTTAATACCAGATAAGACGGCATTGTGTACTGCTCTATCTTTACAAAACTTTTCTGTTGTATCTAACAGCCACTGTAAATCAGAATTTTCATTCGTAAAACTGTTTACAAGGTCTTTGACTAATCTTAATTCTTCTTCGTTAATATCTTTTCTATTACCAAACTCAATTAGTATGGTTTCTTTTGTAGGTAAATTTTTATACTGTTGTACAAACTTATCTATTTCTTCGTACAATAATCTTTCAGTTCTATTTGTAAAGTAATCTGTTTTAACAAAAGGCAAGGCCTTTCTTGTAAAGTCTTCGTTATAAAAGAAGTTGCTTAGTATTGTGAGTTCTATTCTATCAGACATAATGTAAATAACTTCCTATAATATATTTTGGTTCTTTTATTGGCATTGTACCAGCATGTTTGTGTGTCCACAATGGTGGAAACATTAACATTTTTCCTGCTTCTGGTTTAACATTTATATCATACTCTGAAAAAGAGGTCAACCCTCCTTCATTATCATTTAAATATAAAAAAAATACTAGAAATCTTTTGGCACTGGCATAGTCCATAACATCAACATGTTCTTTAAATTCATCTTTGTTATTTACTTCATACTTTTTCATTCTAATATGTTCCCAACCAAACTTCTCTGGCCAATTATGTGTTACCTTAAACTCTTTGGCATACTTTTCTATATAAGGACCCATTGTCTTATAAAGTATCTTAACATATTCTGACCAATCATCATGTAAGTTTAGATTTATTTCTGTAAATGATCTATGATTTTCTAGTATGGTTTTTTGCCACTGTAATTTACTATCTTCAAACTTATCTATTATGTGTTGACATTGATCTTTAGTCAATACATTATCATATGTTTTTATATACTTATTTTCCAAATGTCACCTTACCCTCTTTTAATTGTTGTTCAACAATTTCTACTAAAATATCACCAATATAGTTTTTGAAATCTTCCGACTTGACATCTACATTTTTAGGATTTACCATAATGTCATATGTAAATCTTAAAGGCACGTCACCATTTTCCGTAGGCTCTGGTTCAAAGGCGACCTTATCGTATTTGTAAATTACTTCTTCGTATTTACCTGAAAGTAATTTAACACAACTAAAGTCATCACCATCACGTTGAGCAAAGGCGTATCTTTTAGGCTTCTTCGTCTGATCCGTAACTGAATTTTCTTTTGGCATATTCATCAATCTTATCTAAATTCTCCTTTGTAAAATACTTTTCAGGATTCTCATTAATGTTCTTACCAAATACTTTAGAACCATCTGGCATTTCGTATCTTGTAGATACTTTCTTAAATACACCAGCAGCTTCGCCAAGTTCTAACAAGCCATAATACTTGTCTAAACCTTTTTTGTATGTTAGTCTTACATCTATTTGAGCATTCTCTTTTGTTAACCTTGATTTATAGTTTTTACAATGAATAATATTACCAACTACCTCTGTGCCGTCTTTTTCTTTACGTTTACCTAGGTATACAATTGATGAGGCAGCGTATTTCAAACCTGAACCACCACCCATTTCTTTTTGAGGGAACATAGAACCAATCACATCATAAGTATGATTAGTCATTATCATAGGTATATTTGCTTTACCTAATTTAAGTGTTAAAACTCTAAAAGTAGATTTGACTATTTGTGATCTAGTCATATCTCTTGTTTCTTTACCAGCGGCTGTGTCTTCCATTTCTTTTGTGGTAGATAACATGCCTAAACTATCTAATACAAACATCAAAGGCTTTCTTTTATCCTCTGGTTGTTCTAAATATTTGTCTATAATTTTTATTGATTGTGCTCTAAATTCTTGTACTGTAGCGACAGGCACTATCACCATTCTAGTAGAATCAACACCTCTATTCTCAATCATATCTTTTGAGATGGCACTCTCTGATTCAAAGTAAATTACACCAGCGTCTTTGTCTGTTTCTAAAAAGTGTTGACAAATACCTAAGGCAAAAAATGTTTTACCTGTAGCAGCTTCACCGGCGATTGCTGTAATTTTGTTTCCAGGCATACCACCATAGATACTACCTGATAATAAAGCGTTAAACGAATATGAACCTGTGTCTATAAAACTTGTAACGTCAGCACTATCAACACCGTCTGCCACGATTGTAGCATATTCGTTACCAGTTTCTTTAATAATATCTTTCAAAAAATTGCTCATACTATATCTCCGTTCTTACTATATGTTTTCTTAATGCCCTTGTTAATTCTTCTATCTTATCAATAACGGCAATTAAACTAGGGTCTGTTATGTAGTGTTGTTTTGCTTTTAACTTATCGTATTCTTTGATGGTTAATGTTACCGTGCTTTGTTCATTTTCATATGTTTTGTCATGTTCATTTGTATCAATACTATTATCCATAATTATTCCTCAATGTTGTTACTAATATACTATATTTTACCATAAATGGCAAGTCCACTCTTATTTATCATCATCAAAGGCAGAAGCCCAACCACGAGGCATTACAGTATCCATAGGGTTTAGGTCTTTTGGTCCATTCCATTCTGTTTTTGGCATTTTGGCCTGCCCTTCCCCCTCAAATCTTAAACTCTCATCTTGTGGTACCCAACCTGCTCTAGGCTCCTCATAGTCTTCAGGTTTTACCCTTACCCATAATAACTCTTTCATATCTTTCATATTTACCATGCCAAAGTCATTATAAACACGACCCTCAAACTTTTCAGCCATGTTATAAACTACTTCTTTATTGTAGGCTACCTTTCTTTGGTAGTCGTAATACTCTTTTAAATTTTCGTACTGTTCTTTTGTAATCATCTGATTATTTCTATTTTGGCATTCGGCGACCATATTTCAAGTTCCTTTCTCAAACGATTATCATTCTTTAAATTATTATATCTATTAGTCGCTTTCTTTTTCCACCACTCTATAATATTATTTAGGTCATGTTTGTCGTAGTTATCGTCTTTGATTATCTCTTTTGTTTTACCATTTACAATATCTATATAATTCTTAATACCATAATTACAAGTGTAATATCTTTTTCTCTCTGTAAGTTTTTTAGCATTACTAATAGTTGTATTAAACTTATCTAAATTATCACCAGATAAACTTCTCTTTACTAAACCTATAATTGCCTGTGTTAACTTTAACTTTCTACTTGAAGCGTCATCTTTGACCAGTTTGCCTACATTGTTTTCTACAAATGATGATAAATCATGGAAAGGTTTACCATGTATCAAAGGTATAAAATCACTATCAGTTAGGCCTTTATATCTTAAATATGGTTTCATACCATCATATTGACTTGATGATTTACTATTACCATATAAACTTGTTGTTTCAAATAATGATAAGTTCATACCATATTTGTCATTTAATTTTTCTCTCACCCAATGACTACAACATATGGCAGCCAATAGTTTACCACCTAGGTAGTTGTAACCAAAAGGCTGTGATGGTACAATTACAAAACCCATAATGGCAGTTTTATTAAATGTAACTAACTCTGGTACATTACCTAACATTGTATTACGAGGTTTCATATTAATAACTGGCGAACCACATCTAATAAAACCAACCCACTTATTAGACTTCTTTTCTTTTACACCTATCTTTAAATTTTTACCAGGCACACTTGACATATTAGTGTGTGATGATATTAAATTTAAAAAGGAATCAAACGTTGTATTATCTGGTTCTGTAATCTCAAACTCCATATCTTCAGGTGACATATCAAAGTTATCAAAGATTTCTGTTTCAGGACCCATGCCTGGTAAACTAGCCGATATAGTATCGTTTAGTTGACTCATCTTTTGATCTCTCATGTATTGGTCAATACGATTGAATTGTCCGAAGTAATTGTTAAATATATCTGAACAATATAATGCCTGATCTGTTGTTAATGTTTTCATCTAAAAATTTTTTAAGAGTGTTTCTTTTACCTCAGAAAAGTTTACACTGACAGATATTCTTTCTACTTTTGATTTGAAAGGATAAACCATGTGTGTTAGGCCAGCAGGAAAAAAGAAAATGTCTTTATCTTTTGGCATATAACTAATACCATTTTTACAATATCCAATGTTATCACCATATTTAAACTCTATTTTGCCTGCTGTTGGTGTATTAGTATATTTACAATGTTCAGCAACTTTGTTTTCTTCTTGTATTTCTTTTGGCACTTTTAAATACATAACACAAGATATATTACCATTGTGATTGTGTGCTGGATTCCATTCACCTGCTTTCATAAAATTTACCCATAGTGGTTCATGTAATATTATATCTTGTGGTCTTACTTTTGAAGGAGGTTTATCATCACTAAAGTTTACTTTATCATATATTCCTGTATATTCAGAGGCCATCCACTTTAATTCTTCATTTATAGTATGACGTTCTTTTTGAGTTAAACAATTTTCATAACTATATTCTTCAGATAAATTACCTGCTAATCTATGGCGATAATCATTTTGTTTTTTTAGTTTTTTACTTCTTCTTAGTTTTTTTGATCCCTTTAACAATATGTTATGTATCTCATCTGATATTGTTGTTCTAACAATAAAAGGACCAAAAGGTTTATACCAAGCAAATCTTCGGTTTTCTAAACTCATTTTTCGTTATTCCACATCCATAATAATATTACAGGTATCATCATAATACCCATGTAAATTAAAAGTGCTGTTGTTAAGTTCATACTTCATTCCCCCAACTATGCCAGTTGTTTCTTTTTCTACGAGCAAAGAGTTCTACATAAGGACCATCTAACATATTTTCTATATGACTATACACAATATCTGGCTTTCTACTATGTTCTTGCCTTTGTTCTACCACTAATTGTGGTATACTCTTGCTGTTTCTTTTTGGTTTACCTCTTGTAGCTAGTAAACACATTTCAGGATTGGCTCTTGTCCAATATCCTAGGCCTGTAAAAAAGCCCATACTTTTTTTGTTTGTCTTTGCCCATGTAAAGCCTACGGTTTTGTATTTAAAACCCCAGGCATTTATTACTTCAAAGGCTTTGTCTAACAATGGGTCAACTACCCACATTAAAAGGACGGAATCGTCCTTAGCAAGGTCACCAACAGGTAACCGAATAATGTCAGATAAAGACATGCAAGGATAGTGTTTTTCAGGACTTCTATCCTTTCCTTTGTTACTATACGTTTTAAAATACCAAGGCGGGTCAGCATATATCACTCCATATTTGTTGTTTGTATTAAATACCATAAGTTATAAAAAAATATTTTATTAGTAAAACAATTATTAAAAATCTAGGTATAGACCAATCTGTTTTCATGGCCAATATACCACCAGTGGCAAATCCCCAATGTATTAATGCTAATGCTATAAACAGGTTCATCCGAAAAATGCCTCTAAGTTTGCCTTTTCTTCATGTTCCCAACCAATAGATTGTAGTATAAATCTCATAGGGTCTAAAAATGTTTTACTAAA